TTGACCAACTGGGCGGTATCATTGGTAACGGTAGTCGTTACGCGCGATGCCGTAGAATTGGCTCTGGCTAAACCGCTATCGGTCAACTCTGTCTCCAAAGTTGTATTGCCGACTGCAAAAGCAGTCGTGCCAGTTCCTAATCCGATATAGGTAAAAGCGGCCTCTGCTCCTGATCCGTTTATCCTCGAAGCCAATCCGGCAAACCCGGCGTTGGTTACCGCGTTCGGCATAAAAAGCTTAGTGGTCCAAAATCCAAAAAGGATTGGTATTCTAAACCCGTATGCCGAAAAGTGGTTTGCTTTCCCCTGCTTTATTTGGCCGTCTTCGGTTATCGGGTTCGGGACCAATTTCCTCAATAATTTTAGGAAGAAATTTCCCAACGCGTTCATCTTCCAAAGAGGTTTGAATTTTCCATCAGCGCTTTTCAACTGATAAAAAACGTTCTCGTAGCATTTTGTTTGAGCTCCGATTTTCTTTTTTAATTTTTGTTCTTTTGTCATGCTTATTTGATTTCCTTACCGCTGAACTTTTTAGAAAGTTCGGCAATGTTTTTATTTTCTTCCTCGACCTTTCCTGTTTTCTCAGCGATCTCCATATCGCTCTTGTAGGTTGACAGTTGTTTCTTCAACTCGGCGTTGAGGGCTTTCTCGTCGGTATTGGGAGCCAGGGCTATCCTGCGTTCGCTCACTACCTTGTCCTCTCCGTCAACGATGTTGAAAGCAACATCCACCCACCTTTCGGTGATCCTCTTGCCGTCTTCAACGTAGTTGCGTTCGTCAGGCTTAAGGGAAATAACTTTGATTGTGTATTCCATTTTAATAATCCTGCCCGTCGTCGTATGGAGTAGAAGGCAATTCGCTTCTATCGAGATTAAAGCCGGAGATAGAGGCTAGGGCGTCTCCCAGGTCTCTTGTCATCACGACCTCTTGCTCGTCCTCCGACAACGGGAGTGGTTTAGGTCTCGATTTTTTATAGGCTATTGAAACCCTGCGGACTAAAAGACTGTGAAGTTGCCTCGGAATACCAAAACTTGTCGTGCTGGGTTCAGCCGACATATCGGTACTAGAGGATAAAGTTGTCAGATTGGCGGGATAAATAATGCCGTGCATTATTAATCCGCCTGTAACATCAATGATCGCGTCCCCGGAGTAAATCCAAATAGACTTTCTGAATATATCAAAAGCCGGTTTTCTGCCGGTGTATGCTTCAATGATGCTCGTCTCGTCTGTCGCGCCTTTATAATGGGCCAAGTCCGTCTCGTCCATTCTCTCCTGCTCGGACCCGTCCAATTTAACTTCTAAGTATTTGAGTTTTATAAGCTCGTCAGGCAACGCGTATTCCCTGATATTGGCCAGCAAATTACGCGTAAATTTCATACCGAATATATCCTCATCTTTCTTGACGATCTCTTCCGCCAGTTTATCCTTGTGTTGGTTGACAAGGATTAAAATGTTGGCGTCGGTAAACGTCGAAGAATTGGTCCCGGTATAAAATCTGATTAAGCTTGCAAGTTCTGTTGGTGTCATAGCCTTAAGGTGGCGATTTCCTTTATAGGCTTATAAACCCAATACGTTCGGGTTAAACCCGTTGTTGGCGTTGATATAGACCGCATTCGGGACGACGGTTCCGTCATCAAGATCGGTGGTCGCTCCCACAAAATCACCGGTACCAGTCGGGTTAATAACCACGAATCCTATCATTGCCTCATCAGCTGGAACGGCGGGCATTACTACCGCGCCTAAAGTAGCTCCAGCTGTGCCCATCGCTGCGGTAACGGTTCCAGCACTATCCACGGTCAACGCATACACATTGAACGCGTCAGCGGCAACGGTGCCTGCCAACGTAACCTCTGTCGCGGCCGCAACCTTTACCAATACTCCGTCAACGTACCCGTAAGTATCGTTAACGATTTTGACTTTCTTTTTGGAACCTGTTCCGATCGCTAATCCAGCGCTGGTCAACACACGGTCAACCAATGCCCCCTGGATCTCTGTTAACGCGGCCCTCATCGCCGCGTCAGATAAAGTAAAAGATGTACCTAAGCTTTTTGCCATTTGATTTTTCGATTTCCATTAACTATTTTTTATTAAGACAGCGCTGTGCCGATACTGATTCCGTCTTTGACTTCCTCTCTATCGGCAAGTTTGTCCTGCCCGGCCGCGGAGGTTATGTTCAGATACTCAGCAAGGATTACTTGGATGGAGATTGGGATCTCGACCACTACTCCTTTCTTAATCATCAGTCTATAACCGTTAAGCTGTACCGTTTCGTAAGCTCCTATTTTTTCCCCTATTCCTAGAGGAATAAAGAAACTCACTTTGGGTTCCTTGGCTAATATCGCTTTTGTTTCTTCGATTCTTCTTTGGTAGTCCTGCGCTTTTGACGGGGACTTTATTGTTTCTTTGATTGGCATAGTATTTTAATTTTTTATGCTTCCTGATTATTGGCTTTGGCGAGGGATTTCCTCAAAAGAACTAGATAGCGGACTCGATACGAGTGATGAAGTCGTTGTTCAAAATCTTGGCAGCGAAAGTAGCTTTCCAACCGGAGGTTTGTCTCTGGTCCAAAGGATCAGCTGTACCGGCAGAGCCAAGAGGTTTGATAATGTTCTTCATCGCTTCGCCTGAAATACGGGTTATACCGTAAGCGTTCGCTCCAAGGATCATCGTTCCGTAAACATCGACTCCCGCGGCGCCTAAACCTGTGAAGACTTTGGCGTTAGTGGTCTCAATAAAGCGAACTTCATCGACACAGCCGATCTCTCCTTCCATAACTCCATTTTGATTCGGGTATTTTTGAACCGGAACGAAAGAAGGGAAATTAGTGGTGTTCTTAAACCCAACGGCAACGTTTGGGTGGATAATACCGAGGTAAGAAGCTGGAATCGGAGTGCTGTTATAACCTGTCGAAGGATTGATCATCGAGGTCATCTTTTTGGCCTTGTTGTTTTTCAAGGTTAAGACGGCATTTTCAATCAATGTTTGGGTTATGATCTCGTTATCCGCAACCTGGACCCTCAAAGTGTGTCCGGAGCCTGCGAAAGATTTAGAGGTGCCGGCGGCCAATATATCCCTGGTCAACTGATCAAGGGTATCGGCTGCTTGGTCTCCCAATAATTCTCCTGTCTCCATCAAGACAGGGTCTTTGCTTTCGTAATCAACCACATCGGTAAAGGTTACGAAATCACCGTATTGAGCGACGATCGCTGTAATTTCGGTGATAGACAGCTGGCTTCCAGACGGGGTAATACCCTCGGTAAGAGGAGTAGTAGCCGCGACTAAGCTGGTATATCTGCGGAACTTAATGGTGTTTGTCCCTGGTGTTTTGGGTAAATCCCTCACTTGGGCCCATTTAAGATGGACTAAGAGAGGTTTGACTCTTTCTAGTAAATTTCTGTCGTAGAACTCTTGGTTCTCGGGTGTAATTTGTGCTCGGGTTGTATTAGGCATTTTTTTGGTTAATTTTTAATTGCAGTTCGGCTCTTTTTATCTCCTTTGCCTGACTGCTTCTTTCTGCGCGGCGAACTCTCCGTCTGACATATCCCACGCGGACTTGCTTCCGCCTGCGTCTCGAGACGTACCGCCTCCGGTGGTGCCTCTTTTGGCTTCATCGTCGGCTTGCTTGGCCCGATTCGCGCCCAACTTCATCAAGTCAGGACCGGCAACCTCGTAGAAAATGCTCTCTATGGGCAATTCTCGACGGCTGGGGTGCTGCATAAATTTGCGGGCTTTGGCTTCGTAGGGCTTGAAATCCGGGTTTTTCGTTAAGAAAGACTGGACTTCTTGCTCATCTTCCGCTTGTAGGGACTTTGTAATGAACGGTTCTAAAAGAGGTTCGACCGTATCTATAACGAACTTTTTGTCTTCGAGATTCTCGCCAGCTTCTTCTTGATCGTCTTCGCCCGCCGCGCCTTGGCCTTTCAGCTTGGCTATCTTGCGAGCTTGGCGTTCAATGATGAAGTCTTTGACGGTCTTTCTCTGCTTGATCTGCGGTTCGTCATCGCCTTGAGGACTGTTCCCTGCTCCTTCCGCTGGCTGTCCTTCTTGGCCGGCGGCCGGTGTGCTATTTTCTGGGGTTGTTGCACCTTCCCCTGCCTCACCTTGTCCGTTTGCAATCGGAGTTTCGGTGGTTGTTTCTTCTGGCATGATTTGATTTGTGGGCCGCGTAAAATTTGGAATGCCGAAACCATTTTTACGGATACCCGATTAACTCTCGCCGTTTCGACGACGGCGGTAAGCCTTTAACAGGCTTAGAACTGGTGCGCCCTACAAGTGGAAATCGCCAAAGCCTCTCGCTGGACGCAACAGTTCTAAACCTATTTGATTTCTTTTATATTTTTGTAATAAGGGTCCGGGTCTTCCTCCATCTCCTCGTTCGGACTCAATTGCTCGATGATCTTTTCCGGAGTGTCGATTATGTCCTCCATAAAATTGAGCTGGTCTCTAAGCCTGTCCACCTCTGAATCAGCCAGTTCTTTCTTGGTGTTAAAATCAATCTTTCTAAGGATTTGGAATTTCAAAACCTCAATGTTGTCGCTGATGTTTTTCCTAACGATCTGCCAGCCTGGGCTCATTAATAAAGCCCTGAGTTCCAAAACCTGCCCTTCCACGGTTTTGCTCGGGACAACTTTCGCGACTTTACCAACGATCACTTTCTTTTTCTTCATTGAATTTGAGGCATAGGCGAAACCGCTCCATTGTTAGGAGCTGCTCCTGGCACTAAACCTTTAACGCTTAAATCCGTATCGGTTTGAACGGTTCCTCTTTGCTGGGTTGGAAAAAGCTCCGGTCTTTCTTTCTTCAGCATCATCGCGCGCTTATGGGCTTCAATGTGGGCGTGCTTATAAGGGGTATCGGAAGCACGGTTGTGAATATCCATGTGTATCAGGTCGTCATCAATCGGGTTCACTTCCTGCCTCTGGTTCTTCTCCAATCCTTTGTTCTCGTCTTGGGCCGTAAGCTCGTCGATGGTCGGCGGCAAGATCATATCAACCTCGTCCTTGGTCATTCCGGACAATTTTCCCAGCTGTTTCAGAGCGAAGCGGGAGTTCACACTCGGGTCTATGGCTAAAATGTCTTTAAGGAACGCCCTATAAGACTGCAACTTCTCGAGTTTCTTGGCTGTGGCGACAGTCCGGCTCTCAATCTTAATGTCCGGATCGGTTGACATAACGATGTTCTCCCTGGTCAACTTGCGGGGAGTGGCCCCTAATGGACCGACAACGCGCATAATCTTCTCGTCAATGCCGGCGGCAAAGCATTTTTTATAAATTTGGTACCATTGGCCCCAAAATTTCTTATCGGACCAACCAAAAATCTTCGCGGATAGCGAATATCTGGTATCAACCTTTGAGGAAACCAAATTAAGTTCTGTGGCAGTTCGCCTCTCGGTAGAATTTGCTCCTTGCTGAATGTCAGGGGTGGCCGTGGCTTTCTGCGCCGCGGTGTCCAAAACGTCCATTATCCATTGGACCTCCTGCTTGACTCCTTGCCTTTCAACGGGCGCTATGGCATTGGAAACATCTCCATCGACAGGAATATGCTTATTGAACTCAAAATTAAGATCATTACGGCTCTTTATCTTGTTGGTGTTGTAGAGATACATCGGGTGCAGTCCAGCCTTAGCCGACTTCAATCCTAAATTTTGGACAACGCTTCGAGCGCGCTGTTTGTCTTCTACGAGGTCGGGGATAGAAACGCTGTCCCAGTCGTAAGCTATCGGATAAATAGTCCTGTCTATGATCGGGAAAGGTTTATATTTGAGTTCCGTATATCGAACAACCCTTTGTCTTTTTTGCGCTAAGCTGACCAAAACCATTTTCCCTTGCCAATTCGTAAACCATTCCAAGATTCTGTGGTCGGCGTTGTCTCCCTTGATCTCTAAGCTCTTGTCTCCGCTGGAAAATCCATTGTTCGATTGCCTGGTCGTTATGCTCTGGTCCAGCAAGGAATTATAATCGTACCCGTCGGACCTTAATCCTTTAAAGTTAAAATAAACGCCGGATTCTTTCATCTTCTGTTTGCTCAAACGGATCTCACGTCCTCCAAAACGCATAGCCCCGCGTCCTCTCAAGTCTCCCCTGACGCTTTTAGCGGCCGGATCTCTCAACCAAGTCATCATGTCTATCCCTTCAGGTATCGGAAGCTTTCTTTCCCTGTCGAAATCCATAAAGATAGCTAAAGCCCGGCCAAAAAACGAGGCTTCCCAGTCCCAATCATAATCAAAAGCGTCCTTTTCCATGTCGTCATAGTCAAAGAGCGCCAATGAGTTCAAATTGTCGGCAATTTCTTCGTCTCCGCGCTCCCAACCGCCGAACTCAACGTTCAACCGATCGGAATAAAGAGAAGCTAAAACTGTTTGATGGACAGTAAAAAGCAAGGGGTCGCCGATGGCTTCCTTGTCTCGCTTTTGATTGTTGTAGAGTTTCAATCTCAGCGCCCATTCGTCTATCTTGGGCTTCATAAACCGGTACGATATGTCGTATTCCGTGTTTATTTGCTCGATAAGAGACTTGAAATCTTTCTTTTCGTATTGCTTTAGTTCATTTTCAAGGGAAGTGTCCAGTTCTTCCGCTTGATATGTTTCAACTTTCTTTGACATAGGAGAAATTGGCGATTTCCCTATGTTTTTTTGATAAGAATTACCCTTTATTTTCCTTGGTGCCGTTTGTTACGGTGTCGATTGTCGCTTCTGCCGCCTTCGTCAAATAAGTGATCATCGCTTTGAGCTCATTCTCTAGATACCTCTGGCCCAACCCAAGAAAACAAAGAACATCGTTTTTAAATTTAGGTTTTAGGTCAACGGAGAAGGTATAAACCTCGTTCTTAATGACTGTGATGTATTCGAAAGTGGTCTCCATTCTCCGAACATATATCGGACAGCCCTTATATTCCCCCTTTTTAAATGTTTGAATTTTCATAAATAAAGACAAAACGGCCTTGGTTTAGCCGTTTCGTTTTTTATTTATTAAATTGTTCGCCTATACTAACTCTTTAAGAATAACGCCCGTAGAATAGAT